CCCACTTTCGGACTTCAGGAAAGTTTTTATCCCTAAGATTTTTAATGAGTTCATTTACAGAAATATCAGAGAAGGATGCAAGAATACCAGAATCAATTTTGCCCCCAGTAGAGTACCTCTGAATCTCATTCAGAACTCTTCGGAAATCAGGGAAATGTTTTGATACCAACTCCGCAACGACTTTTTGATCATACTCAATCTTTTCTTGATCCAAGATTGATTGAAGTCGTTGAAAGAAACTTCCTGCAAGTTGAACTCTTTGCTTCCCTTTGATAGTGAAGTCAATGACGGCACATCGGGAATGGAGAGGTTCAATAATCTTGTTCTTGTAGTTGCAGGTGAAGATGAATCGGCAGTTGTTATAAAATGCCTCAATATTCGCCCGTAGTAGGAGTTGTACATCTGTGGTTGTGTTGTCACTCTCATCCACAATAATGACTTTGTGCCTACCATTTCCTTGAAGTGATACGGTCGAAGCAAAGTTCTTTGCTTGGTTCCTGACAGTATCCAAGAAACGCCCTTCGTCGGATCCGTTGATGACATAGTAATCTGCTCCTAACTGTTCGCATAGTGCTTTCGCAATCGTAGTTTTACCAATACCAGGAGGACCTGAAAGAAGAAGATTAGGAATTTCGCCTTTTTTGATAAAGTCCAAAAAAGTTTTTTTAGTATCCTCTGGAAGGATACAATCTTCCACCTTTTTTGGTCTCCACTTTTCCACCCACAAAAAATTGTCACTCATTAATAAACTCCATTCAATACATTCCAAATACTTCTTTGACTTTTTCCCATAATATCAGCAATTTGTCTTTGAGACAAACCTTGATGAGAAAGGTTGGTGATTTCTTCTTTTACTTTATCCTCCATTTGAACTACTGCTTTTTTTGGATTTACTCTTCCCACTTGAGACCTTCTTGTGTTTTCTGAACGAGGTAACCATCTTAAGTTTTCTACTTTGTTGTTGGTTTTGTTTTCATCAATATGGTCTATACACCAATCTCTACCTTTTGGTCTTGGTTCCCCCCAACATTCTACCACAAGTTGATGTAGTCGTTTTTCACGAACTACAACATACCCATCTCGTTTATCAACTCTTCCAATAGGTTTCACATTTAGAATTTTACCACAAGCACTAACATAAATGTCTGGATAAGTTTTTGATTGTTTGTAGATAATTCCGTCAAGTTCCATTAGAAGAGTTGTAAATAATATTATTTATAACCAAACTACACGAAATGTCGTTTGGTTATAATCAAATCCACTCTGGGCGTCTTTCGGGCATACGGAGGTAGTTGTCCTTCACCCAAGGTTTGGATGCGATGTATCGTTTGTATGCTTCAAATGTATCAATAGTGTCGTCAAACTTCCATTCCTCAGGCATAGCACGAGCAAATGGAGTCACCTCTGTAATCTTACCCTTGGGAAACAAATAGTATGCATCCACAAGAGTTTTGTAACAGGAATGAGTTTTATTATACCGCAGGCAGTATTCATCAGACAAGTTCAGTCCCCACTTGATTAACCAGTAAGCATTATGGATACTCTCCAGTGCCCACTTGGTGCAGGGGTGATTGCGGAATGCTCCTTTCTCGGTCTTGTAGGGGGTTCCATCCGCCTTGGGGAGGGTTCCGTACCCGTGTCCCCACTTGTCAGAGGCAACGATAGAGAGCATCTGACAGCACTCTAGAGGCATCTTAACAACATGCTTGTCTGGAAGGCAGATGGCGCTCTCAGCAGGCCAGGGAGAAGTCACAAAGATGTTCATTCCAAAAACTGCGTCAAATAGTGTATACCCCAGTCTAATGCCTGAGGTGGAATATCAGTGATGTTCTGTGCCAGTATTTCTTTTGCCTGTAGAAGTCTGTCTTTACCAACAGCATTTACATTAGCACGGGAAGCTTTCATAAATTCCTTATAATCCTCTTCATTCCCATTCTTGAATCCACTAATGTAGAGTTCTCTAACTTCTTTACAAAGTTTTTCAGTCTCAGGTGCGAAAGTAATGGTTTCTTCCTTAAGAGGAATAGTCATTGTTTTCATACAAGACATACTAAACTTCATAGCCTTTCTTGTTTCATCAAGAGAAAGTGCATATGATCTCTCATCTCTGAATGCATATTGAATGCAACCATTTGCACATTCCATTACCCGAAGAAGGGCAACCTTATCCTTTTCAGTGTCTGGTAGGTTGCCAAAGAGTTCATCCCAGTTTTTCATCCGAAAGTAGAATCAGGTTCCAGAGCAATATGATAAGTCACATTAAATCCAGTATTCCTGAATCGTGACAGAAGTTTTCGTGAAATGACCACCTCATAGTTTCCAGGAAGAATCTTAATGTTTTCTACCTTGAAGTTGAATGTGAACACTTCACCAGTCTCACCAACAATCACAGAGAAATCGTTGGAAGTATCGTTCTTTTTATCACGAACCACCAGTTTCACCACACCTGCTTCACCAACCACAGACAAGTCAGGCAGTTGATAAACAGCAGCAGCCTTAAGGAGTTTATCAAGTTCTTTGGTATCAAGAAGGAAACAAACATCTTCACTCGGAAGAACAATATCTTTTTCTGGGGGGGTGATGATTACATTTGGGTCAGCAAAGAAATACTTTGAACGAGACTTACCTTCTTTAATTACTACATAACCATCATTCTGAAAATCAAGTTCAGCATTCTGATGGAGATTTAGACCATTCAAAAACTGGTTCAAATCATAGATACCAAAGTCTTTAGGGAGTTCCTCTTCAATTGTTGCTTCTGCCAGTATATTCTTCATTACAGAAATAGTGCGAAGATTATTTCCTTCCTTAAAAAGAATGGACTGATTAATAGAAGAAAAGTTCTTCAGCAGAGTAAGAGTTTTGTCAGAGAGTTTCATAATCAATAAGGAAAGTCGGAAGTAGTGTTTTTGTGAAGACCAGCAAAGTGGTACAGAAGAATACAATAATGGATTGCTTTCAAAATGTCCATCTTAGATTTACCATTCTTCTTACCAAATCGAGAAAGATACTTGATAGCATTTGAACGAGTAAATGCTTCTGCATCGCCAATACTCTCAATCAAATCGAGAGTTTGAGTTTTAGATTGTTCGGAAGTATAGTGAGAATGATAAGTGCTAGAAAGATATTGCTCAACCTCCTTCAAAGTTTTATCTTCTTCGTATTTCCAGAAACCATTTTTATTCGTATCTTCAGACATATTCAAGTTAAAAGTAATAGTATCGGGAGCAGTGTAAGGATTTCCAACAAGATCAATTCCATCATAGTCCCAGTAATCTTGTGCCCCCGAGAATGAAATAGTATCAGTTCCAGAACCACCTGTAATTACTGCATCACCAAACGTTTTGGCGATTGAACTTTCGTAAGTGCTCTCAAAGTTTTCAGACATTTTATTTCATAGTAAAAGAACAAAAGAGGAGGCACATTGACCTCCCCACATTCTATCAAACAGACTGGAATGTGTCAATGGACTCTTCAGAAGGCATCTGAAAATCGGCATCAACTTTATCATACAGTTCCAGGAAGGCTTGCTTGGTTTCGTCATCGAAGCGGTTTACACACACTTGGATTGCCTTTGCCTTATCTTGGAAGATGCTGTAAGCACGGATAATATGAACCAGGCGGCGGGTGCTGATGATTTCCTCAATACCACCATCATAGAAGGTCTTGCGGATGATATCACCCCAGTCCACCAGACGCTTGCAGAAATCACGATCTTCCACACCAAGGTCCAGAGCAACCCCTTCCAGGATCTTCTGCTCGGTTGCAGGGGCAGGATAGGACTGCTCAAAGGTCACAGGGAAGCGTTCCAGGAATGCCTCGTTGAGCACGTTGGTGCCGATGAAACGACCATCATCAGAACCCTTACCCTTAGTGTTAGCTGTTGCGATCACATTGAAACCAGCGGCAGGTTTCACCCAGCGACCAATCTTCTTCAGGAAGACACCCTTGCCTTCTAGAATAGACTGAAGGCAGAGGATTTTGTTAGATGCGAGGTCGATCTCATCAAGGAGAAGGATTGCTCCTCGCTCCAGTGCTTCGATGACGGGACCGTTATGCCATGCAGTGTTCCCATCAACAAGCCTAAAACCACCGATAAGGTCATCTTCATCAGTTTCAATAGTAATATTTACACGGATCAATTCACGCTTCAGTTGAGCACACGCTTGCTCCACACTGAACGTTTTACCATTACCCGACAGACCCGTAATGAACGTCGGATAAAACAGACGGGACTGGATAATTTTTTTAACATCAGCAAAGTTACCAAACTTGACGAAGGTATCATCTTTTTCAGGAATAAGGTTTTGCTCTACAGGAGGAACCACAGCAGGTGCTTGGAAAGTACGTTCGATTTCTTCTACTTTTTGTTGAGTCACTTCAAGATTCCACTTACCACGGCCAACTTTAAACTGGTCAAGTTTCTTAGTAACAGTTTGATAGTTAGCATCGTTCAGATTACACCAGGCACGAATATCAGCACCAGTAACGCTGTTACCATACAGGTTCTGGAGAGAAGTGCGGATGTAGTCGGAGGAGAGTGCCATTCGTTTGCTTTGTTTCAACTCCGTTATTATAGACCAAAAAGGGGTCCGCTTGGGACCCCTGTGGTCAGTTCGCCAACTGGTTCTTGAGTTCCTTTAGGTACTCTTCACTAGCAATATGTCCAGTATAACCTGGATAATACTTATTCACTAGGGCAGGAATACCCATAGCAGTTGTGCTGCTATTACACTTAATCCATACTTCTTTTGCGTCTACTTTGACAACATGGTCAAACGGAAATTTAGTTTTCATATTCCTCATAAGTAAATGTTTTGTTTTTGACTTTTGTATCAAACTCACCAGTTTTGCCTGGATTCATTTTACCAACTTTAACACGCTTACCTTCTCCAGGCCAAGACTTGTTAGTTCCCACTAATTGAGCATCACCTTTTGGTTTCTTTTGAATTAGAACAGAATCCTGATTATACTTTTTACCAAGTTTAGTGATTGCTTTCTTAAACTTTCTCTTACCCATTTTACCAGAAGAAACTACATGTGATTTCTCACCAACTTTCTTCTCTTGCGATGTTCCTGGATTTTCAGTATAACGACCAGAGACTTTGGTGGGTCCTGGAAGACCAGCTCCTCTAATGTCTTTTTCTAATTGACTAGAACGTGCCTTATTTTCTTTTTTGGATTTGTCTCCTCTTTGAGCAGACATAATTGCCATACCACCCCTTTCTGATTTTGAACGAACTCTATTTAAAGAAGTTTCATCAATATACTCTTCCTTTGCTATAGGTTTTATTGCTACATCAGAATGAGTATCTTTAGCATGTTTCATTAAACGAATAAGTTCAGCAACTTTTTTCTTTCTCTTTTCATCTGCTCTTTGTTCTGGAGATTTTCTAGTAACAAACAACTCATTAACTTCTTCTTTTGCTTTACCACTATACTTTTTCTTTTTATTTTTTTCAGTATTCTTCTCAATCTCACGAGCAATAAGAACTCTCTTAAGTTTCATTCTCTTACTAAGTGTTGGAGGATTTCCTAAAGCACCTGCCACAGTCATTCCAATACCTTCACCAAGTTCTCCCATTGCTTTCTGCTTACGAAGTTTCTTAGGATTCTTTGTCTTGTCTGCAGAGTAGTTACTATCATTACCCTCAGGGTCTATAGAACTACGATATCTTGTGCTTCTTTCTTCATCATCCAGTTTTGAACGCATTCTCTTTGCTTCATCGGGAGAATAGGTTCTACCACTGTTGTACCATTCTTTACCTACATGACCTCTCTTCTTAGCATCGGCAGAAGCAGCTCTTCTTTTATTCTTCTGACGGTTTGCTTTGAAGTCCTTCATGGACATTCCTTCTTCAATCTCAAATTCTTCAGGCAATCCAAGTCTCTTACCTGCAGCATCCATTCTCTCCGCAGCACTCTTCTTTCTAGTCTTTTCCTCTTTCTTTTTCAACCAACCACCCTGAAACTTTCCACCCAAATCACCAGAGGGTTTGGGAAGACCTTTAAAATCCTCATAGTCCCTACCACGAACAGGGCGGGGACCACGACGACCATATGCTTCAGTGGTAAATTCTTGATAGGTCTTCATCTCTACTAAACACTTTTTGAATATTTATGCTACAAGAGAAATGAACTCACCAAGAACTTTTTTATTCAGTTTCTTAGTTTTTAGAGACTTTACAAAAGCAGACTTGATTTGTGATTTGGTAGCATCCTCAGCAACTTCAAACTCAGAATCCTGAGAAAGTGCGGTTGCTGACATTCCAAAGTATGCGTCATAACCAGAGTTAGTAATAGTGAAACTCTTCAGTTTCTTCCAGTCACTCTGGATTTTATCATACACCTTACCATCATTGATAGAGTGATAAAGTCCGATAAACCGACTTGCATTGCGACTTTCAAGAACACGAATACCAATAAAGTTTGTATTGGAAAACTTATCTTTCAGGTTCCTGAGAAGAACATCAGTGAATTCATGATACCCATAACCAAACTGATAGGTTGTTCCCATCTTACGGTCACGAAGAAATGTACTCATAGGAGCAATATATCCATTGCCAATATAAGAATCTTTCTGATAAGGACGTTGGACTTCTTTGTGACGAATCAATTGATTTGCTTCACCATCAGTCAGAACAATACACTGAACTTTCTGCAGTTTATTTTCTTTCTGGAATTTGGGAAGAATCTGATGAAGAGTAATCAGTGCTTCATTCAGAGGAGTTCCAGAAAGACACAAACGATTAGGATAGGTAAAGGCACATTGATAGGTCCTACCAAAGCAATAAGCAAGACGCCAAATGTTCAGCATTTGATGCTCCAGTTCTTTACCAGAAACTTTGCTAGTAAGAATATTCATCATAGAGAAGGTCTCGTCAACGACCAGAAGCCCATCTTTCTTTTGATAGTGAGGAGTGCGGTCTGCTGCAGAATAACGATCATTCTCATAATCATATTCACCACGACGCCACTCATTAGTGAAAGCATACACTTCAAAAGGAATAGAAACTTTCTTGCAGAACCAAACAAGATTAAAGAGTTGCTTACAAGTATCAAGCATCACATCAGACATAGAACCACTCCAGTCCAGAACAAACACCAGACCATGATTCTTACCATCGGGAATCACAGAAACCTTTTTGAAGAGGTCTTCGTTGTATTTGTAGGTATGAAGTTTGGTGCAATCAAGAATACCAGTGCGAGCAGTTGATGTGCGAGCATACTGATCTGCTGCCTTGCGGCACTCAAACTCTTTTACCAGATAGTTAACTTCTTTTTGAGCAGATACCTTAAACTTCTTAAACTCAATATCAGTTTCCTTATAGAGATTTGCGGGAGTGTATCCCTTATCCGTCGCATGTTCAATATGAATCTTTTGTTGGTGCCCAAAAGAGTTATTGATATCTTTATGAACCTCAGAGTTCTTACCAATAATAGTATCAAGATTTACTTGAGGAATCTCAACATAGATGTTTTCTTCAAAGGCATTACCAACAAGGTCACGAATTTTATCTTCCAAAGAATCCGCAGTGCGAACTTCAAGTTCTTCTTTATCTTCGGTAGAACTTACTGGTGTCTGATCACCTTGAGCAGTTCCGCCATAGGATTGCTCAGAATCAGGTTGTTGTTCCTGAGAGTTATCACTCTCCCCATCTTGCTCAGAAGAGGAGTTATTAGTCTCCACATTTTCATTAGCAGGAGACTGAGAATTTCCCTGAGTTTCGTGAGAATCGAAGTCAGAAACTTTCTGCTGTTGTTCCTTCTCTTTCTTACAATACTTATAGAGTTCTTCTGCAGCAATCAGAGTATCAGCAAAACTCTCACAGGCATTAATTAGGTTAATGATTTCCTGTTCTTCTGGTTTGAAATCTAGAGTGATGAAGTTACCAATTTTGAAGTAAAGGTTAGAACGATCTGCAAGATTGAAAGAAGAAACATCCTCATCAGCAATCTGGAAGAAATCATCTTCATTCAGTTCTTTATAACCATTGAAGAAAGTCTTAGATAGACCAGCATACCTACGCTTCATCAGTTTCTCAATGCGGGCATCCTCAACAACATTCACAAACTGATGAGGAACCTTTACAGTATCCAACCAATCCTCATCAGGTGTGAAAATGCTATGACCACATTCGTGTGCGACAAGCAAATCATAGACAACATTGCTCGCTTTCTTCCACAGAGGAAGCGTCAGAACACGAGTGTGGACATTAAAGCAGGCAGTCTCCACTTTCTTGTGCTCAACAACAATATCTTCTGTCGCCATAAGTTTGGCGAGCATTCCTTTAACTTCGTGATTAACGGGCATTTTGGTTGTGCGTTATGTCCTTATTATAGAGCACGAAATCCCTAAAAGTTTGTAGGGTGGGTCAGTTTATCAAGTGTCCTGGTCTCCCCAAGACCCACCCATCACCAGGACATTCATAACATAACTTCGTTTTCTCACCATCATTCCACCACCTTCTTCCTATTCTTACTTTACTTTGTTTCTTTCTCGTTTCATCACTAACATTTTTACCAAGATTGTTTTTCCTTGACTTTTCACGAAACTCTTTTGTTTTATACTTTTCACTTTTAGTATTGAATAATCTTCCAAGAACCCAACCATCACCGGGACATTCAATAGTATGTTTATCAACTTCACCATTGTTCCACCATCTTCTCTGTGATACTTGTTGAGAAACTTTATTCTTGTGCTCTTCTGTAAGAGTTTTTCCAGTGTTTGTTTCTTTTATTCTTTGAATACAATATTCACTTGGTTTTCTACCAGAACTTCCTTCACCACCATAAGACAGATTGATTAATATTCCACCATCTTCTTTTATACCAAGAACGCTAATGATATAGTTTTCGTGTTTATAAGCATCAAACTCTGTTAGATTTGTCTTTAAGAATATTACTCTATTTCTTGGTGGAGCAGAAATATAACTATCACCTCTTCTGTGAGCACGATATGCTCTATTTCCAATCCCCTTTCCAATATAGTAAGGTGTCCTATCTTCTCTTAACCAAGCATAAGTATAATATTGATTACTCATTTTTGGGACACGCACTATACACTATTATTTATAAAAGGAGGTCTTTTGACCTCATTCGTTTTAGAAGGATAAATCACTTCTCTTTACCCTATTTTTCATTGCTCTACTTCTTTCATTATGCCTTGTTGCTGTCTCAAAATCACCTTTTTGAGATGCTTCTTTTTCCAACTTTTTAGCAGCAGTTATTTGTTTCTTTATCTTTCTTTCTTTATCTTTACTCATTCCTTGATAAGACATTTCAGAAACAAACTCTTGGAAGGTTTTCATTTACACAAATACTTTTTAGATATTTATAGAAAAGAAGCGTCTCGTTGATTGAGACGCTTCTTGAGTGCTTGGCGACGTGCCTTTGCTTGTCGGAGTGCCTGCGGTTT